AAGTAATAGGACATGTGTTCCCTAGTGCTACTGCTATGAATAGTTACCTAGCAGAGGGTGAGCAAGCAGAAGCATTGCATAGATTCCATAGTAGTAATCCATTTGATCACAAGTATAAGATTGATGGAGACTTCCTTGATGGTGTGCCTAAGAAACTACCTGATAGATTTGCTTATCGTATACCATTAGAGCCAAAGGCAGACCTTAACATTCAGATTGATGTTGAGAAGGGTGACTCCAGTTATGATAACTCTATGGGATTCTACCTAGCAGATGAGACTGGTCCTAAGTATGGAAGAATAATATGCACCAGTGCTAGAGGTGGTACTGAATTGTATAATGCTTACGTACCTAGTGCTAAGCTAGATCAGTATGCTGGTGGGACGATGGGATTCTTCCTCCTATCTGATGGTAATGGCCAGAATACATTGACCATGAATCAGGAGATTGCATTTGAAGAACTTAATTCTCCTCATCCAGAAGGATATCGTGGCACTGGTATTAATACAGCACAAAGTAACTATGCTTTCTTCTCTGATAGGGATTGGAATCCTCTTATAGGAGATCCTGCTGCGAGGAAGGACTTTACTAAATGGCAAGGAAAGAACAATCAATTCTGGGAAGACCTTCTCAATGGTGATGATGACTATAATGATTTAAAATTCTGGCATAGATTGGGGTGGACATACGATGGGTTCATGCATGAAGGCATCCAATGCTATGTGTATGGTGTTGAAGCACCAGAGAAGGTGATGAGGAAGATAGACCCCGCAACAAAATGCGACACCAGAATATTACAGGCCAGCTTTAAGGACATGGTATTGAGAAGGGCTGATTGTGGTAACAAGATACCTGACATCACTGCTGGTCCTGACCAAGACTGGGAGTGTGGAGAATGTGTTAGTGATAACACATGGTATGTTAACCCTGCATCATTAGCGTGGCGTATTACTGACAGTGGTGGGACACAGATTACTAATTCTCTTATCGAAAAGAATACATGGGTGCAGGTAGGTGCATCAAGTAATCCTGGTAATGGTTGGACATCACATATGATTTCTTATGGTATCTATCCAGCAGTACCTATCGATACAGTGGAAGATCCTTTGATTGGACAGTGGCAATCACATATTGCCAGCATTAGCATCCCTACCTCTGGTGTGCATAGTATAAGAATAGAGTCTGATAACTACGGTTACATTAAACTCATTGACTCTAATAGTAATGTCCTTGTAGATGAGGAGATCAATTACTCTGGTGGTGTAGGGCAAGGAACTTATGATCTAAGATTAGATGCAGGTAGTTACACACTGGAGACTAGGGTTAAGAATCATAAGAGAGGAAATTATATTGTTAGGTTGAATGAAAAACAGACTATCAAGGCAGCAGTTGGTGGCACCTTTAGGATAGTATCAATGGGTGGTATCACTGGAGGTATCCGTGGGGGATGTATGAAATTCACCATGCAGGTCAGTAAGAATGGTACCGTACTACAGACCAAGCAATTTGAGGCTCAGTATTGGCCCCGAATTGGCCAGGATTTATTCTCTGGAGATATTTCACTCTCACCTGGAGATGATACTGCTGACCCAGTTGTGCCACCTGATACATTAACCCTTGAGGTGTTGAGTATTGATACAGGGCCTGCAACAGGTGACATAGCATTAGAAGCCGCTCTCTATGATACAAGTGATCAGAAGTTTGATGGTGTCTTTAAGATAATGCTTGCTACTCAGACACAGGATGCTGTATTCGGATCACAGATGG